CGTCCTGCGACAGTTCGGTCAGGTAACGGATCAGCCGAGACAGGTCGCCCCGCTGAATCGGTGACTCTGACAGGTTCGGCGGGGTCATCGGAAGTGAACCCGTGAACAGGCGCAACCGTAACCCTGATCCGGCCCGTCCTCGCCTTCCCGCGCCAGGGCGTTCCCGCACGTCCCCCGGCATCCGATCACGATCCCGAGTCCCGCCGCCCGGAGGGCGATGATCGCCCGGTTCAGGACCTTCCGATTCTCACGGGTGAGGACGATTCGTCGCCGCCCGTCAGGATCGAGGCCGATCTGTTCAACCGCCGATGCGGGAACGATCAGGCCGGCCGGGGTTTCGGTTGTCGCTGAAGCCGGCGTGTTGCCTGGCTGGATCATCGGCCCCCGTGCGGGTTTCGGTCGATCAGGCTTCGGAGTTGCTTCCTGGCCCGGTATCGGAGGGACCGAATCCCGCTTTCAGAGGTATTGACTCCGGATCCGTCAAGATCGTGACGCAGAATTGCGCGTTGGAGGGGAGGGAGGGAGTTCAGGGCGTCCCGGACCGTCTGGACGGTGAGGGTCCGTTCCAGGTGTTCGTGCGGGTTCGGAGCCGGCGCCGGGGCCGGTTCGAGGGTCAGGGCTTCGAGGATCCGGCCGTGGCGGGAGGCCCCGCGCCGGAGGGTCCGGGTTTCATGGACGGTCACCCGGAAGATCCACGTCCGAAGGCCCCCGGCCCCCCGGAACCCGTTCAGGTGCCGGCAGAGTCGGAGGCCCACGTTCTGAACCACGTCCGGAACTTCGTCCAGGCGGTCCGCCAGGTGGCGCCGGGCGACGGACTCCACGAACGGCCGATAGGCGTCCCAGACGGACCCCGCCAGGTCCCGCTCGTCTTCGGTCAGTCGCCGCCGCGCCGGCATCGCCTACTTCCCGGCGTCAGGCTTGCGCCGGAGATAGCCGCCCTGGAAGACGTGGCCCCCCCTCGGATCGGGGATCCCCGTCACCGCCGCCGGCGGGAGGGTCAGGTCGTCCGGGAGAGGGAGCGGAACGATCTCGTTCGTCTTCGGGTCCGTCTTCCAGGCGTGAAACACGTTCCGGAGCCGGTCTTCCGTGTCGGCATCCATTGGGAAGTCCGGATCCGCGTAGTGGCGGATCTTCGTCCCGCCGACGGTGACCAGGGCCACGGCATCCGGGATTCCGGCGCGTTCGTCGCCGGGGTAGAACTTCCAGGACAGGAGTTCCCGGAACGGTCCCTTGCCGCGCCCTTGATACGTCGGCAGGGCCGCGTCGGGGTTCACGCCGTAGACGTTGCAAGCGTCCAGGAGTAGGACGGCCCCTCGCTGGCCCTTCAGGGAGTCGGGGAGGGTGAACCCATCGGCCGGGATATGGCTGGCCGGGGCCTGCGTGGCCGGCGCCGCCGCCGGGGGTGTCTTGGGTGCGCGAGGCATCGTTCGTTCCTTTCGGTTGCGGACGTTTCGGGTTATTCCGTCGGGTGTCCGTTGGCCCGTTCTACTTGCGTTTCTTCGCCGCCCAGCCGCGCCGGTTGGAGTTCTGTTCGGACACCGTGGCCCACTTACAGTTCCCCGGCGTGTAGCCTTTCGCGTTGTTGATCCGTTCGAGCGTGGTTCCCTTCGGCCGCCGGCCCATATCCTTCAGGAAGGCCGCGAACGAGTCCTTCCAGGCCAGGGCCATCCCGATCCCCCGGCGCCCGTGCGTCTTGAACTTCTTGTCGTTCGGGTTGTTCACTCGCGCCTTCGCGTGGCGCCAAGAGGAATACTCCCGAGGGAACTTCAGGTGGAGATCCCCGGACCGCTCGAAGGCTTCGATCAGCCGGCCCCAGGGCGTTGTCTCCGGATCAAGGCTTGTGCCAGATGTTTCCGCCGAAATACCCTCTGCCGTCAGGGCCGGGGCCGCCGGTGTGGCGTTCGCCAGTTCGGATCGCTTCAGCGCCGCCGGGCTGGGGGTCAGGAAGTCGTCGGACTTCGGTTCATGGAACCGATAGGTCCCGTCTGGGTTGAGAATGATCAGATCCAGGGCTTCGGCGTCCTGGGCCGCCTTGATCGTGGCTTCGGCCCGGCTGTAGCCTTGCGCGACGTAGATCGCCACGTCCCGCGCAACCCGCGCCGCGACCAGGGCTTCCGGCGTCCGGTAGTTGATCCCGTCCTTTGTCGCCGTGGCTTCTCTCATGGCTTGATCCATCCGAGGGACGCGAACAGCTTGTCGAACGCCTGGAGGATCGGCCGGAAGTCCGCCTCGTCCCATTGTCGTTCAATCCCGGCCTTTGCGTCCGACGTTCGCATGTTCGCTAGTTCCCGGAGCATCGTCGGATCTTGCGATTTCGTGGCGATATATTGGGAATAGGCCCGAGCGTAGGCTTCCTCCGGTTTCAGATAGTAGGCCGAGTTGTGGATCAGGCGCCGGTTGGCGTAGATCGTTGAATAGGATCTCGACGCCGCGATGGCGTCCTTCAGGGCCTTGACTTCGGGGACCGCGTTATGACGGTCGGAACTCGTATGCTGGCCGATCCGGGTGTAGCCGGCCGGGGCGTTGTCCTGGATCGCCAGGCGGGTAACTTCCGGCCGCTCGATCCCGCCGCCGCGTTTCCGCTTGAATACCTTCACCGTCTCGACCTTCGGCTTCGCGCCCGGCCCCTTCGCGACCGCCATGTTGTCCAGCCAATGCCCGACTTCGTGAGAGATGGTCATCAGCGGGTGAAGCGCCGAACCGGTGGTCGAGAGGTTCAGGACGTGGCTTCCCCGGAGAGGGATCCAAACGTATTGCCCGAGGTTGGAACGGTTCACCTTGAACGGGAGAGGGTGAAGGTTCCCGTCCCCGTGGACGGAATCGATCACAGCCAGGGCTTGCCGGGCGGAATCATGCGCCCCCCGGAGGGCCGTTAGAACCCCGCCGGTTACATCGTCGTAGGACTGGCCCTTCGTGCCGGCGCCCGAAGGGATCAGAAGGGACGCCGAGACGGCCGGCCCTTGCGCCGAGGATCCTTTCGCCGGAGGCTTCGGGATCACCGCCTGGAGAGGCTTCGGCGCCGGGGCCTTCGGGATCCGGACTTTCTTCGGCTTCGGGGGAGGGGCCAGGGTGATCGGCGCCGGGGGAGGCTGGGGAACCGGGAGAGGGGCCGGAGGGGCCACGCCGCCCAGGGCCAGCTTTACCCGCTGGGCGTTGTAGGCCGAGAGGTCCGCCGCGTTCAGATCCACGAAGCCGTTACACCGGCACATGATCGTGGCGCCGGCGCCGACTTTCCCGGCCGGTTGCACGTTCGGATCGAGAGGGTAGCGGAGTTTCGCCGTCCCGATCAGCTTCGGGGCCTTCGTCCCGCTCCCTTCGTCGTAGACGTTCACGGCGAACAGGTCCGAGACGGGGATCCCCGCGCCCCTCGCATAGACGTTCCCCGCTTCCCGGTGGCCGGTTCGGGTCCGGCCGTCCTTCGTCGCTCGCCAGCCTTTCCGGAGGAACGGGAACGTCTTCGCGAGTTCTTCCATTCTGGCGAACTGGGCCGCGTTGAACACCCGGCCGACTTCGGTCCTGATGATCCGTTCGGCCCGGAACTGGGCGTTGTCGAACCCTTGTCCGGCGATCTTGTCTCGGAGTTTCTGGATTTCCTCGAAGCGGTTGTCGCCGGCAAGCGATACGCGCCGGAGGCCGGCCTTCACTTCCGCCCCGAACTGTTTCATCGGGAGGGACAGAAGGTCCGCCGTGTTCCCGAACCCCGCGATCACCAGGTCCCGGTCCAGGCCGGGGAGGGCCGGGGTCACGATCACGCCGGCGGCCTTCGCGGGTTCGTCCACGGCCGCCCGGCCCCGTTCCGCTGAGGTTTCGAGGTCCGCCGCCGTCGCCTTGAGGATCTGGGCTTCCGTCTCCGCGATCAGCTTGTCTACGTCGGCCAGGAGCGCCTGGAGGTTCATCCGACGGAAGTCCGTCACGTCCTTCAGGATCCGATTGGTGAGGCTCCGTTTCAGCGCCTCGAAGTCCGCCAGGAGTTGCTTCAGGCTGAGACGGTCCGCCTTCCGTTGATCGGACTGGACCGCGCCCGAGGCCGCCGCCGCTCCCCGGATCGCTTCGAGGACCTGTCTCACAATTCCCCCAGCTTATACAGCCGGAGAACCATCCATCCCGCCCCATACCAGACGACGAGACACAACAGGAGAAACAGGCCCCAGGTGAACACGTTGGCCGCCTTCCGGGCGATCACCGCATGGCCGCCGCCTGGCCGGCTTCGTCATCGTCCTCTCCGTCACCGGGGATCGGCGGGTTCAGGTTCCGGCCAGGCTGGCCGTTGCCTGGTCCGCCGAAGGCCGCCGAACGGGCCGCCACGCCGGCCGCGATAGCGTCCGCCTGTTCCTGGGCCGCGTCCGTCTCGTTCTCGATCTGTTCCTGGATATCGGCCGGTTCCACTTCGACCCCGAGGTGCCGCGTGATCGCCGTCTGGACCACAATCGCCGTCTGGCGACTCTGTGTCTTGTTCGTGATCGCCGCGTCGTTCGCCGCGACAACCTGGGCCAGCGCCGACGCGCCCCGTGCGATATCCTTCGAGGCGATCTCCGGCATCCCGATCTTGTAGAGGGCTTCGGCGCCCCGGAACAGGGCCGGGTTGGCGGCCGTCGCCCCTTCAATCGAGAACCGAACGAGGACATCGATCAGCGTTCGGAACTCCCGCTGTCGGGCCGCCGGCGTTTTCATCAGGACGTCGTTCTGGCCCTGGATCGTCGCGTTGTTGCTGTCCGAGTCTCCAAGATACGTCATCGGGAATCCCATAGAACCCCCGATGTGTTTCCGGAGCATCGTCGCGACTTCGCTCCGGTCCTGGGCTTTCAGGTACGGGGTCCGGGCTTCCAGGACTTCGT